CTTCGTCTTGTGTCTCTGTCATTTCTTCTTTTGAACAGCTCATTAATGTTAATACCGCTGCGATTGTAATTAGTACTTTTTTCATAATTTTTAGTTTTAAGGGTTTAATTATTAGTTTTTAGAATCCGCCGAACGTGATTGTTGGGTTAGTAAATAGTACTGTGTATAGTACACATAAAGCTGATGGTAGTATTACTGAAGCTACGAATAGAAGACCTCCTTTGGTAATGTTGTCCTGTCTCTTAACTTTTCTTACTGCTAGTTTTGAATTTACTTTTAATTTTCTCATAATGATTTATTTTTATTATTAATGTTTATTTTTAGTTATGCTGTTTGTAATGTTAATTCTAATCTAGATATTTCGTTTTTAATTAATGAGCTAACTTGTTTTGAGATAGCTGTTGTTTGTAATTGGTCTCTTAAGATTGTAATCATATTGTTTGTGAATTCGTAAGTCATAATGTTTTGTTTTTAAGGGTTTAATTTGTTTTTTGTAAAGGTAATACTTTTATTTAGTTACTACCAAACTTTTTTTGATTTATTTTTTTGGGGGCTTTTACACCCCCGTTATTTTTAGTTATAAAATTTAGAGTCTTTATATCCTTGTATAGCTTCATTGACTAACTTCATATATTCATCTTCAATTTCTGTTTCAACTTCCCAACCCTGAGGCGTAACACACCACATTTTGAATGGCTTAGTTTTAACTCCCATCATATCGGTAAAGTCTGCTTTTGTCATATCTGCATAAGCGTTGTAGATTAGTCCTTTTTTCTCTAGGCTACTTATTACCCCTGCGTTACTTCTGCTTAATGCGTTTGTGCTTAGAAATCCTGAGTGATTTGATTCGTCTTGTGAAGTGTAGTTTTTAATTTCGTTTAGTAAATTTAATTCTTTAGTTGTCATAATATTTGTTTTAGTTGGTTTGTTTCTTGGTACAAAGATACAACCCTTTCTTTGTTTCTACCAAACTTTTTTACAACTTTTTTTAAAATATTTTTGAATTAATTTGTAACTCACTAGAACGCAGTTACTTAGAAGGAAATTATTTTTGAAGTTTTTTTCCTTTAATCAATATATTATTACATTTAGAACAAATTAGCTCGCCTGTATTACGATACCATACAGTAAAAGCTCTCTTATGTTTTGGGCAACGGTCTTTAGGCTTAATCATTAAATGTAAGTCTATGGTTAATATAATGTAATACTTGTAGCTCCTTCTCTTGGCTATCAATCATATTACAGATAGTCTCTTGAGATACTCCGTAATCTAGTATACCGTCTTGAGCCATCTTATACTCTTGTAGTTTCTTTGTTGCAAAGAAGATTAAAGCCTCTAGCTTATTATCTGCTCTGTCTTGTAATTGTGTAAGTGTTAGTTTCTCCATATAATGAATATACAAAAAATAAATGAGACCACCAAATAAATTAACTAAAACTTTTGAGAGTCTTTTAGCTCCTTTAGTTTGTCTCTAAACTCTTCAAATATCTCCTGATACTCAAAGTCTGCCATCTTTAAAGGCTGCTTAGACTTAATTAACAACTCTTCTGCGAGCTCTGAGCCTAAAGCTAGGCTATACTCATATTGTCTACCATACTCAAAGCGGTTACATTTTCTACACTGTAAATTCACGTTCCTAATGTCCCACCTAGTAGATAAAGCGCCTCTAGTAATGAAGTGCCCTGCGTCACTCTCTGAGAAATGAATTCCTTTTTTACAGCTAATACATTGGCCATAACCTTCTGAATTGACTTTAGACCTTCTCACGTATTCGTGAAACGGCTTATCTATCTTAGTCTTCCAATATTTTAAAGTTTTCTTCTTAGCCATAATAAGAGAAGGACGCAGGGAAAACCCTACATTAAAACCTGCGTTATATCCTTCTAATTTTGTTTCTATATAGGTCTTTATTTAAAAACACTTTATAGGGGGTTTATGACTTTATTTAAAAATAATTGCTAAAAAGCTTGTGTATGTCAATTTTTTTGTGTAACTTCTCTTTATATTCGTTTAGAGAAAAGCTATTAACCTAACTAACTTACTGACTAAGCAAGCTTCTAAAGGTTACCGCTCTAAAGGTTACCGCCTTAAAGGTTACCGCTTCTAGAGTTAAGCTAGAGATTTAAAGGATAACTTCTTTTTATGTACGCAGGGGTAACTATGCTTTGTTGTTAAAAGTCTTCATAACCTTCTCAATACCTCTACTACCAAAGTAAAATATAGTCATAGTACCGAATAAAGATTGTATCACAGGTACGTAAGCTTTATCTATTGTAAAAGCTCCTAAATTACCGTCTAATAATACTACTGACATAAACAATACAAACATAGCCGCATAAGATACGGGTCTAATCATTCTAGTAATAGCGTGCTCACTATCTATTTGTAAACGCTTAGTAACCTCCACCATCTCAATCATATCATTCTCCATCTCTTGAAGTAGTATATCTTTGTCAGGTTGGCTTAGTGTCTTATCAGCTCGTATAACGTCTCCTAAGGCGCTTAATTGTTTTATACCTGTTATACCACCTGCAGCCTCCAAAAGCTCAGGAGCGATAACCTTACCTTGCTTTACGAGCCACCTAAGTGCATTACCTACGTTAGTTCCTTCTCCGCCGTTTTTTCTTAATTTCGGGTTGCTATTATCCATAGTATTAGTGTTATAGTTAAAAGTCTGTTTATAAGCATAAGAGTTTTAGGGTGCTTAGTAGAGTCTTCTCTAATTGTAGCACCTCCAATAAATGAAAGTATTATAAAAATCTCCCTTAGCTTACTCACAATCTTTAAAATAGTTTATTATATCTATATATTCTTTTTGTACGTCAAAACTAGGGCAAGCTTTAGGGCTAAATTCATTATGCCCGTGAAGTGTGCTATTTGGATATCCGTTCATTAAATCCATTATAAGAGCTTCTAAGCGCTCCTTTTGTTTTTCCGTCCTTGTATCTTTAGCTTTCATATTAGAGTCAACACCGCCTACGTATGTAATCCCTATAGAGCCTTTGTTATATCCCCTGACGTGTGCGCCCTGTCTTTCAACGGGTCTACCTTCGTGTAGGTTTCCTTCAAGGTCTATTATATAGTGATATCCTATATCTGACCAACCTCTATCTAAGTGCCATTGTCTTATAGTGTCCACAGATACATCTCTGCCTTCAGGGGTAGCTGTACAATGTATTATAATTTTATTTATTACTCTCATTCCTATAATCTTCTGCTTCGTGCCACTCTGTCTTAGTGTAGTCTTCTAGCTCATAGATTTCTCTTATTAATCTTTCGTTTTCTAGCCTAGTCTGCTCTCTATTTATTCTACCATCTAAGACTGAATTTACAATCCTTACTATAGACCAAACCACACCCAAAGCTGAGATTAAAAAGCTCATAGAACTTAGGTTAAAATCTCCATTGTCAACGTATTCTAAGACAGCTTCTCTTGTGCTTAATATCCAAAGCCCATAAGTACCATAGTCTGCAATCAACTTAATCATATTAATCAAAATGCACCTTCCTTTTTTGCGGGGGTAGTTAATAAATAATTCATAGTCTTAAATCTCCCAACCTCCGAAGTTGGTATCTCTACTAGGGCTTAATTCGTCGTTAGAGTTTGTTAAGTACTCAGGATACAAAGAAGGATAGCTACATAAGTGGTCTACCATTCTATTAGCGTAATGTTGTGCTGTATCTCTCGTAGCTTCTACCATCATATTAAGGTCAGACTTAGTTAACGTCTCAGCGGCTTCGCTAGTGTGTTTAAAGACACCTTTGTTATTGATGCTGAATTGACTAAATGGTAAGAACTCTAGCAATGCGTACTGAGCTAATATAGGCTTAATGTGTGTAGTCATTAAAGTCTCATAGTTTCCTGCAAGTGTGTTAGCTAAGATATCCGCTTGTAGTTTCTTATACAAGTTACTACCTAGTAATTCGTGTACGTGAATGTCTTGAGCTATCTCAATGTATTGTACTACTCTGTCAAAATCTAGGTTTCCTGATATTGGTGTATATCTTACTAGGTCGTCTCTACTAATAAATAAAGCTTTCATATTATTTCTTTTTTCCTTTTGGTTTATAACTTGGGTGGTGGCCTTTATCCGCTCTATCTATCTGAGCCTCAGCTACTCTCCTATCATTTCTATAACGTCCACTTTTAGGGTTAAAATGTTTTTTCTTAGCTTGTGCTATTGTACTCTTTTTTACTCCGTTCATTGCACCACCTCCCCAAGGCGTTCCGTCATTTTTAGTCTTCTTTATGTATATGCGTCTTTCAAATTTATGATGACAGTTTACACCGCCTTTATGTTTCCAAATACTATAAGCTTGTTTGTTGTGGCCTAGTACTGAATTAACACCATCTGACTGCATTTTAATAATGTCTTCTTTTCTATATAATCTAGAGGCTGACTCCATAGCTCTACAGAAGGGACGCATCTTTTTACCGTTACTACTTTTGCCGTGCTTCTTTGAGCCTTGTACATAAGCGTAACGAACTTTCACAAACTTGTTATCCTGTTTGCTATCTTTTGCTCTATTGTCTGCGGGTGCAAAACTAAGGGCTACGTTTAAGGTAGCATTTAACATAGCTTCAAAGTCTTCGTCTTCTGTCTCCCCTTCGTCTATACGTGCATCAATACATACCCAATCTTCAGGCATAACTTCGCCTACCTTATTTAGGTATAGCAAAGTCTCGGCTTGTTGCTCTTCAAACGTACACATTAATCTCTAGTCTTTAGGTAAGCACTCATAGCTACCTCAATAGCTGAACTTAAATTTTGGTCTACTTTATTGTCTTCTTTGTCTTTATCTTCTACCTTAGTTACTTTTTTATCTTCTACTTCGTAACCTTCTTCTGTCTCCTCTTGGTCTTCTTCTGTAAACTCAATAGGTTGTGATGTAATAAAATATAACTCAGGTACTTCCCCGTTAAGCTCTAAGACCTCTTCTAAGGCATCTAAAATTTCGTCTTGAAAGTTACGTATAACCGTAGAGTTAAATAGCTGAGAAGCTACCATAATCTCATCTGAGTTACTTGCAAGGCCATTACCTCCGTCTTTAATTCCTAATAGCATAGGGCTAGTTACTCTGTGGCCTACTAGAATTTTGTGCATTGCCTCATTCGCTAGATACTCATAGTGAGCAGGTGCATCATTTAAAGATATATCTTCTACCGTTGCTTTGCTGTCTGAGTTCTCATTAAAGGCTACAATTACTTTTTGACCTTTAGAGCCTGTAAGTTTCTGCTTAACGTCATTAGAGATAGCTGAGCGCTCTGTAGCTGAAGGTACCCCATTGTTAAAGTTAATAACCTTTGTACCACTAAAAGAGTTCTTAGCCTCATTAAGTAAGTAGTCAGAGATTTCATTCTCTAGCTCACAATAAGGCAAAGCACCGCTATACCCTACAGGGCTGAAATATGAGTAACCTGAGATGTATGGTTTTAATATAAACAATTCAATAGCCTCCTTTGAGTTACCAAATGTAGGTATCTTTTTAAGTGTATCTGAAGGCCTTTTGTCAACCCAATTAGGGTGGTAGTAATAGTTTTCTATAACCCCCTCAGCGTTCATTTTCTCAGGTCTTAAAGTGTGTATAGGAAAGTGTTTTATACCCACTACTTTTCTATTGTTTCCTGCTTTGCTGTAGATTACTTGCATAGCTGCCATTCCTAACATTTTACGCTCTAGTATAACCTTCTTTAAGTCTCTGTGATTAATTAGCTTTCTTAGCTCCTTAACTTGTGCGCTATCCTTCTCTAGACCATCGATACAAAGACCTTGGCCGTAGATTAAATCTGAGATAGACTTTATAGCTGCGTTATTAGTTGCACTCTGTAAGAATTGCTGTATAAGAAAATTGAAGTAATTGTTATCTTCTCCGTAAGCTACATAATCCTTTAGCTTATCTT